AGATCGTGGAGGTTGACTTGGAAGATGCGAGTCAAAAGACCGCCTTCTCGTGTAATCAACTCTCTACGTGTGATATCATCAACTTCATCAACACCCCAGTTACGGATGTCCTCAAGTCCTTCAGGACTCAAGTAAAGATCAGTCATCTGACCTCTATTGATTGAAGTGCTGTTACCACCACCGTTACGTCTCATGATTGTCTTCATAAGAGAAACAAGTCTCTTGCTGAAGTAACCAGAAGATGCATCGGCATCATATACCAAGATATTTCTGTCAACGCCGGCACTCAAAATGGTGTGCCATCCGTCGTCATTCATTTTCTTAGTAAACTGGGCTTGAAGAACGTCCATTGCGCGACCAACAACATCCCAACGAGCATCTCTAGCATACTTAAGTAAGTAATCAATAGATGCACCTACATCGTAGGTTGGGACCATTACATAGTCACCTTCAACATGACGTTCTGGAATACGGCCATGATTAGGAATGGTATAAGCTACGAAGTCACTTTCTGTTCCGGGAGCTAAGAAGTCCAACGGGAATTCTGCACTAGCACCGGGAGCCAAACGGACAGCTTCGTAAATACCATCAAGGATATCGCCACTCATTACTCCTTTTCGAAGAGGAATTTCAAGAGCTTTAGCTAATTCAGCTGTTGCCCCTAAAGATTCTTCTTTGACGAGAGAACCAGATTGGCGAAGAATCTGTTCCATCTCAGGAGTTGGATTAAAAGACTGTCTAGCCATTTAGGTTTCTCCTTATACGTTAGGTATTACGTTAATTTCAACTTTAGCATATCCGTCAGCATCCTTCGAAGAAAGGAATTGACCAACAGGTTGGCTATCAACATCAGTAGTCAGCTCACCATTTGCTTTGTAGTAAGCAATACTACCAGCAGTTGGCGTTTTGCCTGACTCAATAACATTGGTAACAACCGTACCACGACGAAGAATAAGGACTTTACTGCCCTTCTGTACTTCATCTTTGTGGAAGTTGATGTGTTGACGAGTAAGGTCAATGTTTACAACATCATTCAACAAAAGACCGAGCGGTTTTCCGGAACCATCTGCAACTTTAGCTTTGGCAGCACTATCGTCCATAGCAGCGCCTGAGCCTGCTGTGCTAACGATAAGAAACTTGCCTCGCTCTGCAACTTCATCCAAGAAAAAGCTGAGATCTGTCAAATGTTCGACTCTATCAGGTTTTAAAGCCATTTAGATATCTCCTTTTACTATTGGTTAAAAACGTAGGAATCGACCCATTCACGAAGACCTGCACGAGTCTGTTCAACTGGATCTTGTTCTTCTTCTTCTGAAGCTACCGATAAATCGGCCTCTTCTTCAATAGAAGCTGTTTCCAGAACTTCTTCGTCTGTCTCTTCGAGTTCAGCTTCAGCCTCGGCTTCTGCTTCTTCTTGGGACTCTAGTTCGGAAGCGTCAGTTTCATCTTGGCTGTCAGTGTCAGTAGAATCTTCTTCAACTTCACTTCCACCCATTCCGGGCTCATTGAGACCAGCGATTGTGCTGACAACATCATTAAATTGCTCATCGGAAAGGGATGCGAAAGTCTCAAGCTTTGCTTCTACTTCTTCTTGGCTGATTCCAGCTTCGATTAAAGCAGCGGCGCGCGCTTGTCTTTTCTTTTCCTCTTCCATCTGAGCGATAGCAGACTCAGCAGATTCTTTTGCTTCAGTTAACTCAGTAATTGATGCTTCAAGAGCTTCAATTTTTTCTGCGTCTTCTGCAGCTTTAGTTTCTGCATCTGCAATGGAATCGCTCAAGTTAGAAACAGCTGAATTAAGCTCAGCAATTTCCGTCTCAAGTTTTTCCACGTTGGCTTTTGAAACTTTTTCAACCAACTCTTTTACTTCTTCTTGAGAAGCGGCAAGAGCGGCCTTAAGTTCCGCAACCTGTTCATTTAAAAAATCACTCATGGAATTCTCCTCTTCAGATTCGGAATCCGTATTAGAAAGAATATTTTGTTCTATCCTAACTGATACACCATTATCACTGGAAAACAGGTTTTTTGACACTGAAGCTCCAGCGAAATCAAATATTTGATCCTTGTCAAATATAATACTTTCAGGATTGGCTGGTCTCTCGACAAAGCCTTTACCAGAAAACGTAATATTTTTAAGGAGTCTACCTACCTTATGACCGTCATATTCTCCTGTCCCACCATATGCTCTTAAGTGCCTAGATAAGAAGGCAGTCTCTTCATTACGAGCTACAATATGATTTTGCATATTGGGGGTCTGGATAGCATAATCAAATCCACGGAAGATACACTCCATAGAAACATACATGTTACCTTCTTCTATCTTTCTTATTAATTCTTCAGCTCTAGACTTATACTCAGGGTCTTGCCACTGTCTATAAATAACAGAAGAAACTAAGATATGATAGCTGTCTGGCAGATTATCAACGGAACTTGCAGTGTCAATAAGATTAAACTCTTTATCGACAGGCCAGCTACCTATGATTCCACCAACTATTCTTTTTTCATCGTGCTCTAGATTAGCAGGTTTATATTTAGGGGTATTTCTAGCAGCCCAAACTTCATCATTTGGAAAAACATCATCGTTTTTATTCCAAGAAGTAGTAACTAAAATTGAGTAACTATGATATATATCATCGTCATCTCTACCTGCACTAGCTAAGAAATCAGAAGCCTTCGAACTTAAAGCTTCGGATAGTACTGATGATTCAGTTAAGTCTCTAGCCCCTAACATTTGGGAAGCGTATGCTACGGAAGCTTGGGATTTAATTTGTTCCGCTATTCCGTCAGACTTCTCTGAGTCATATATAATAATATCATTCATAAATCACCTCTTGTTTTTTTACACCAATTAGTGGTTTTTTTCGAGTTTTAGGTAGCAGTAATAAGAAGCTCTTATACTTCTAATCTCTTCGATACTTAGGCGTCTACCAAAATCTTCAGATGCTTCAGTAATCCATTGATCACATTCATTATGTATACACATTCCATATTCCGGCTTTTTAATTGATGCGAATATTAGCTCATCAGTTAAGTCAGACTTGTAATCCAAGTTACATAATATTTCAAACTTTATTTTTTCAGCCTGCTCAAATTCTTCACTGCTTAAACTTCTCATATTCTTTTTATCAAACTGAGCTAGCAAAGCAGGGTTAACTGTTTTAGAGATCTTCTCCTGTGTCTTCTTAGCCCACAGCTCAATAGAAGCTTTAAGTGCAGGTTTGAAACCTCTAGGCTTCCTTTGCTCTGTGTCATTAGAATTTTTAGGCCTTCCGGGAACACCTGTGTTATCGTTTTCTTCAGGGAATGGTAGTTCTTGTTGCTTTGGAGTATCATCCTTCTTTTCTTCTCTTTTCTTAGTTCTCATTTCTAAAGCAGGTGATTCGCCGTCTTTTCTTTCATTAAGATCTAAACCTACTTCACTAGGAGTTGCAACACCTGTTTGTAAAGCAATCTTCTCAAGCCCATATTCTTTATCTACAGCATGATACGGGCTTACCTTTTCCTGCATAACACCTCTGTCTCTTTGTTTAGTCTCGTTAAGAATTCGTTTCTGTTCAATCTCAGGTTTAGCTTTAATGTTTCTCTGAACAAATTCATCACTAACAATATTTCTATCAGCTAAATTAATAAGCAGTTGAGCCATAGTAGAAGGATCTTCTAAGTGCATGAAGTCAAATTCTACTTGAGCACCAAATCTAAAACCCATAGATTTCTGAACTATTTGTATCTGCTCATTCCAAAAGCTCAACAATACAGATCTTACATAGTTAAGTCTTTCGGTTAATGTTTTCAATGAGATAAAGTTATTTGTTGTTCCAGAAGCTCCAAACGTTCCAGTTAGAGTTGGAGGTATTCCTAAGCATGAGTAAATAGACATAAGAGTAGGTCTATATTTTTCATCTCCTAGAAATCTTTGAACATCAGTTCCTGTTTCTATAAGCTCAATATCAGGACCCCAAACTATATCCATAGTTCCACCGCCTGTATTTGCACCAAGAATATCGCCTAAAGCGCTTGCAGCAGCAGCTGTAGGAGCTAGCTTGTGATCCAAACTACCAAGCTTCCAGACTCTTATTTTGTTGACAGCTCCGTCTAATGCGGCTTTGTCAGCAAGTTTTAATTTTTGATATAAGATAAGATCGTCAAAACAGGCATAAGTCATGGGATCTGCCCATACTTGCCAATCATCTTTTTTATAATGATAAACAAAAGTTTTATCTGGAGGTAATAAAATTCCCTTATTGTTAGAAGGATCTAAAAGTTCATCTGGTATAGAATCTATTAAGTCTCTTTCTACTCCAGCTCCAGTTTGTCTTATCTTAACAAGCTCTCTTTTTAGACTAGAAGGTATATCCATTCTATAGTTAAACTTACCTGAAAGCGAAGCTAGAGGTCCTCCAACTACATCTAGTAGCAGAGGATCAAGGAAAACATATTGCCAAGGCAACTCACCCTTTCTAAAGCTATCGTTTTTAAGAGTAGCCTTCATGTCAATCTCAGCTACAGTCTTCTGCATTTCGAGACGCTTGCTTTTATTGATCTTAGCTGTCTTCATCCTGATTGGGACATTTGCTTCTCTAAACAGAAGATTGCAGAACCTTTCGGATACGGCCTTACCTGCAACACGGGTAAACCAATCATTATAGAATCTTTCGATTCTTTTGTTTGGGTGTACAAGCCTTATCCCCTGACAAGCAAAGTCACCCATTAAGTCAATGGCATTTCTGATTAAGCCTATCTGCCTGTATGATTTTCTAGCGAAAGCAATAATTTCTTTCGGCTTAGAAGGAACCCTTTCGTTGGGTCTAAAATAATCGTAATCGGAGTTTCTTAATCCGGGACGACTACCTTGATGCGTAGTCAAGTCTTTAAAGTTTCGACCATTGTTAGCAGATGTAAATGTCCCTAGAGATTGACTATACTTTGCTAGAGCTACATCTCTATCTTTAGTATCGTCTGAATCCCAGCTGACATACGCTGAGTGTTCTGCTAGGTATTCTAGATCTTTTTGTTTGCTCTTGGGATATTTATGATTTGCCACTTTAAACTCCAATAAGTATTGTTTTTAGGTTTAATACCTATTATAATTACACCAATACTTAATTATTATTCCTCTTGACTACAAAAAAGCTATCCGAAGATAGATTTTGAGCCCACTCTGGACCCATATACATTTTTCCTGAATCTTTTCTTTCACCCTGCTCGCCTACAACCAGACCTATATGTTGGTATTTTGGCGGAGGCAACTCTCTTTGAATGGTTCTAGCTATCATATTCGCTATAACGAGCGCGCTATAACGGTCTTTCCTCATTCTTCCTTTTTTACCTGTTCCTAATTTTACCTCTGGAGTATCCCACCTTTCTCTTCCTGCGGTGGTTATAGACATTACTACTGTAGAAAGCTCGTCCTTTAATTCCTCAACTTCCATTGCAACGTCCTCTAATGTATCATAAAGCCTAAGAGCTGTAGAATCGCCAACCTTTTCTTTCATTTCTGTAAAAAATATCTTATCTTTTTCTGTCATCAAACTCAGGGTAAGTGTGTCAAATCTTGGGAACAATAAAACCTTATCTTCCAAGTCTTTTCTCATTCCATGATTAGCGTTAGCTGTCCAGTCAGCTTTGGCGAAATTACATAGTTCTAATATATGATCTCCAGCAAGATCATCAGTGTCTTTCTTCTTCTTTTCCTCTATGATTGGATATATAGGCCTCTCACCTTCCTTTAGCTTATCTAAATCTCTTAAACCTTCAGCTATTGTAAACCCTCCACCCTGAGAGTCTATACCTACTCTAACGCAAGGGAATAGCTTAAGCAAGTCTCTTATCTTCCTAGCGCAGAAAGAATAATAATCAGAAGTTTCTGTAAGTCCAACCTTCTTTCTTCCGGCAAAATCTTTTTTATTGGTAGTCCAGCTAAATACAACTCTCTGATGTTCTGGATGTAGCTCTAATATTACGATTGCAAAGTTGTCATGTTCGGAAGCTGGGTCAATTCCCATAACGTAAGTCTTGTCTACGTTACCACGAGATATAACATCAAATGGCTGTGAACACCATGTGGGCCAACCGTTAGACGAAACATTCTTATCGCTGGCGACACAGGCGTGTATCAAGCTTCTTTTGAAAAAACCTTGACTATCAGAAGTAAAGCACGCCCCATACTCCATCTG